GGCGAGCGACGCAACTCCTTTTGCAGGTCACACCACGCAATAAGAGTAGTTGGGCCGACAAAGATGCTGCGAGAGCGATCATCGAACGGCTATCCGCCAGCGCAGAGCCGAGCGCGCAATGTGTTGGAGACCAAACGGCCCAGGAGTTGAAGCCACAGCTGCGTGACCTGATCACCGCCGGCTTCCGCATGGTCGGATCGACTGGCCAGGTGCGCAAGCGTAACACCGAGGCATTGGAGACAATGCTGCACGACCTGCAGACGCAGTACGGCGAATGAACAATTACTACCACCAGGGTTGCCGTGCGCGCACGCAATCCCTGGCTAAGACCAGCTGCCCCTATCGGCTCCACGGTTTCGCGTGGGCCTGGTGGGTGGCAGGCTGGAACGACACGGACCGCGAGGACCTGAAGTGAAAAACCCATATCCCCGTAGCGTATTGGGCGCGGCTTTCCATGTGCCCGCAGTGGTCAAGCAGAAGAGAGCCCTGGGCTATCGTGACGTGCTTTTTAGGGTAGCCCTAGCCGGGTACTACGGCGGCACCTCGGAAGCGGTGAAAGCGGCTATCCTGCGCCTGCAAGACCGCATCTTACCTGTCGACCGTCAGGTGTTCGCCATGTTCCTCGATAGCAGCAATGCCCATCGCATGCTGTGGCTGACGCTGGATGAGATGGACTGGTGTCTGTTCCCCCTGGCACCGGCAGTCAGACCCAAGGAGATCGAACCGATGAAAAACCCTGGAGGCAACACCCGCCAGTACGCGGCCTGGGACCGTGGTTATGCGGCGTTTGGCAAGGGGCTGACGCTCAAGGACAACCCGCACAAGGCGTCCGACAAGGTCAGCAAAGAGTGGTGGCAGAAGGGCTGGGAGGCTGCTCAGCAGGATGAGCAGCCATGAGCTGTGATGGTTAGCGCCACGGCCAGAAGCTGGCACCCATATCCCGCAGCGCGTCGTAGATCTTGGCCATGTCGCCACGAGCCCAAGCAATAGGCAGGAAAACGGTGAACACGAAGATGACGAGCTGCGGCTGCGGAGCACTGGCGACCAGCGTGTGCCAGGTCGTGACAATCTGGACGGCCATGGAGGCCGAGGACGCCAACAGAGCACCGGCGAGTAGTGACGGGGTCCACCGGAAACGGGCTTCCGGTCGGTAGTAGCTAGCCAGCAAGATCATAGTGGCCAGATGAATTGCGAGTCGAGTACCGAGCAGGAACTCCGGGTTCATTGGTCTTCCCCTTGTGACTTGCGCCATGGCGTTGGGATCGAGGCCAACATATCCTTGAACCAAGGTGGCAAAGGGCTACCTGTCTCGATTACCGACCGGAACGCGACAATGATCACATGGATCAGGCTGGTGCCGATACCCGCGACAAACCAGGCCCAGCCGTTGTCCGCCTTCACTGCCGGTAGCGCCAGTCCGTAACCAACGCCGATCGAAGCCAGAGAGATCCAAAACCTGGTGAATACTGGCAGCTTGGCCGAGAGGGCCCAGACGAACATGCCGCCGAACGCAGCTCCTGCTGCAGCCTCGGGATGAACGCCCGAGGAAGCGAGGACCAGGCCGCCCCACATCCACAGCAGAAATTCTTTGAGTTCGGTCATTAAAGCGCATCCATAGGGCGATCAGTTTCTTGTCGAAGCGTTTCCGCCAATAGTGGCATTTTCCGCTTTTGGTTGAAACACAAAAAAGCCGATCAGTGATGATCGGCTTCTTCTATTGCCTTGAGCTTAGCCCAGCGCGGCGGGGTAGTCGGCGTAGCCAATCATGCCGGCCATCACGCGAACGTGGTAGTCGATCGTACCGACACCTGCAGCTGCCCAGCCGATCTGACCTTCCAGCTGGTCAGCCTTGGACTGAGCTTGTTCGGCCTTGTACTCAGCCGAGCCGGCGGCGTCCGCAGCGTACTGGGTCTGCCCTTGCAGCTGACCGAGCATGGTTTGTAGATCGCTGGCCTCGAACGGGCCGACAGCAGCAACATCTACAGCAGTAGCCATTACCATGGTGAAGCTCCTTTTCTCGTTGGGTGTGTAAGGCCTACCGAGTCTACCTGTGGCCCGTGCTTGGGCGCTAGATGAATACGCTCAGTTCTTGTTCCATTGGATGCTAGCCATCGCTGCGGAAGGCAGCGCACCGGCTGAAACGGCCTTGAACCGGCCTACCGTTTCGTTGACGTAGGGCGCCAGGATGAGCTCGCCGTTGACCGCCTGGATGATGCCGGCGAACTTGGCGGATGAGCCCAGGCCCAGCGCTTCTGTCTCGCCGTAGGCATCGGTACCCGGGTCGTACCAGCCGATCTTGTCGTAGGTGTTTGGCCCGAAGATCACACGGCCGTCGGGGGCGAGTGCTGCGTTCCTGAACTTAGCGCCGATGTTTGGCGCAGGTACAGTGTAGAGGGTGTTGGACTCCCACCGATAGATCGTCACCGTGGGCGAGCTGTAGGGCGCGCAGACAACGTCGCCGTTGGCCAGCTTGGTGGAGCCGTAGAAGGCCGCGGAGGTGATGCCGGCAGGACCCTTGGTGACGGTGTTTTTCACGGGATCGTAGATCACGAAGGCCTGCGCACCGTATGGGATCAGAAGGATCCGGCCGTCGGGCAGTTCCTCGGCACCGCTGAAGTAGGTTGTCGCCGCCCCGCCGTGGGCTGGGCCTTGGGTGAACTCGTTCCTCACTACGTCGTAGATGCCGATGTACGGGCTGGTGCCCGGCACCATGATCACCTTGCCGGTGATGCTCGACACAACGGCGCCGTGGTAGCCAGGCGAGGAACCGAGGTCTGGTCCCAAGCGGAACTCGTTCTTGATGGTGTCGTACAGGCCGATAGTCGGCGACAGCAGCGGCATCATTACGACGATGCCGGTGTCGGCATGCAGGCAACCACCACGATAGCGCGCGCTACCGGTAGGCACAGCCGGGCCGTCTGAGAACACGCCGGTCACCGGGTCGTAGAGACCGATGATGTTCCGGCTGTATGGGATGAACATCACCTTGCCGTTCGGCAGGTTCAAGGCCCCGCAGAACTTGTCGTTGGCGACGGCTACGGGTGGGCCCGCGACGTAGCTGTTGGTCTTCGTGCCGGAGAAGGCTTGGATGGCCTTCCGCAGCTTGTATTGGTGTGGGAAGAAGGGCCCTAGCTTATGGTTATATGCCTGTGCGCGCATTTGATTTGTTCCTTATGGGTTAAAAGGGTCACTGACGATTTTCACGGAAGGAACACTCGTCCCCGCGACGACTTCGCTCTCGATGACCTTGGTGATGTGGATCTGCCGCTTGCCGGAGGTTCGCTCGTTATCGTAGGCGATGAAGATCTCGCCATCGTCGCCGAAGGTCACCACCGGGTATGTCAGCTGGCCGGCGGAGTTAGGCTCCAGCACCACCCGATGCCGCCACGTCACGCCTTCGTCATCCGACAGCGCTAGGGTCAGGGTCCTACGGGCGGTGTCGTTGTTCCAGCACACGAGCAGACGTCCGCTGGGCGAGCGCCCGAGCCAGAAACGCGATGACGAGGCAGGTGCCAGCACCAGGTAGTTCACCCACGGCGTCCACGTCTTCATCAGGTCGTCGCTGTAGGAGACCAGGATCCCGGAATCGCCAGCCGTCCAGCGCAAGAGCGCCATCACCCGGCCATCGGCCAGCTGCACGAACTCTGTCTCGAAGAAACCGCTATATGATGCGCCCAGGTTTGGCGGCAGCTGGGAGACGTGTTTGAGCTTCTGGTTGCGCCAGTCGAACTCGTAGATGTGCGGGCCGACGTGCTCCATGTAGCGCGGCGGGTATTCGGCCGAGAAACGCCAGCCGTCCACGGCCAGGTACCACTTGCCGTTGACCATGACCGGGTGGCGTGGATCGCCGAAGTACGACAGGCGAAACGGTTGGCCCCACACAGGGAATTCGGCGTTGGGGTTCTGGCAGATGACTGCCCAGCTGCCCTGCACGCCATCGAAGTGGCGGTTGTTTCCCAGCACGCCGAAGAAGAGCCACAACCTGCCCTCCGGGTCCTTCCACAGCATCGGATCTACCAGGTGTTTGTCGTGACCGGGGCGCTGGGCCATTGGGAGCGGGTTCAGCGGATCGTCTGCAGCCGTGAAAGTGAAGTAACCGTATTCCTTCACGGTGGCGTTGTTGTCGTCCGAGTAAGCGAGCACGGTGAAGTTGCCAGGGGCTTCACCGGCGAACTGGTTGTCCGCGCGCCAAGCACTCCAGTAGCGGGTGGGAC